CAATCTTCTATTCAATCTGCCACAGCTACTTTTGGTTATGATGGTAGTAATAATGTACAGTTGTGGAGTCAGATTTAGATACCACCAGGAAAAGTGGAGCTTTAAATAGTATTTATTTAAATCAAAACAATGCACTTGAAGATAACGGTAATTGTGTGGATTGTGATGGCGATGTTTACAACTCTAGAATAGGAGCACGATATGGTTTAAATACAGAAACAGCTAATATAAACCCTACGTTCACAATCGATAAAAAAGCTGGTGTTATTAATTTTGATTCTACGATGGCCAATAGACAATGTGTGTTGCAATATATATCTGATGGTATGGAAAATGGAAACAATTTAGAAATTCAAGTTAATAAATTATTTGAAGATTATGTGTATGCATACATTCAGTATGCTATATTAAATAGTAAATTTGGAGTTCAAGAGTATATTATTAATAGAGCTAAAAAAAACAAACAAGCTTTATTAAGAAATGCAAAAATCAGATTAAGTAACATTCACCCAAGTAGATTGCTTATGAATATGAGAGGTGAGGATAAGTGGATAAAATAAAATGGCAAACATTCAAAGAAATTTTGTAGCAGGCCGAATGAATAAAAGCCTTGACGAAAGGCTTATACCTAACGGGGAATATATTGATGCATTAAATGTCAGACTTGGTTCAACCGAAGAGTCTGAAATCGGTGCAGTAGAAAACTCTAAAGGAAATAGTAAAATAACCTCTTTACAGTATATTGACGGTACAGCTTTAAGTTCATCTGCTAGATGTATAGGAGCTTTCGAAGATGGAGCTAATGAAACTATTTATTGGTTTATACATGATTCTTCTTTTACAGTTGGTGCTACAGGGAATTTAGATTTAATTGTATCCTATAATGTTACAACTGGGGGTTTAATTTATCATGTAATTAGTATAGATAATGGCAGTGGGGGAATTACTACATTAAATTTTAATTCTCAATTTTTAATTACAGGTGTTAACAAAGTTGATAATTTATTATTTTTTACTGACAACACCAATGCTCCAAGAGTTATTGATGTAAACAATAATTATGCAGACCCTGTTGCAAACATAGATCAATTTACAGCAGAAGAAATAATGGTTATTAAAAAACCACCTATTGCTTCTCCAGTTATTACTTTAATTAAAACATCCTTAGAAGACGCCTATATGGAAGACAATTTTATTTGTTTTGCATATAGATATAAATATGCTAATGATGAATATTCAGCAACTTCTCAGTTTTCTGAACCAGCTTATGCTCCAAATGCATTTGAATTTTCTTCAAACAGTTTTTTAAATGAAGGAATGATTAATAGATTTAACGGAGTTAATATAGAATATAATTCTGGTAGTGCTTTAGTTACAGGTATAGATTTATTGTTCAAAGAAGCTACAGATCCCACAATTAAAATTATTGAAAGGATTGATAAGACAAGCTCTGGGTTGTTAAATAACACTAATTATACTTTTACCTTTACTAATAGTAAAATATTTACTGTTTTACCAGAATTTGAAATATTAAGATTATATGATAATGTGCCAAGGTTTGCTAAAGCACAAACTTTGATGGAAAATAGATTAGTGTATGGTAATTATGTGGAAGGATATGATTTAACTACTATATATAATTCTCCTCTTAATTTAAGTTATAGTGTTTCACTGCAAAGCACTCCTATTTCTTTATCGTCTTTAACATCAACTTTTTTTCAACAAAGTTATACTGCTTTTGGAAATTCATACACTAGTACTGCTAACAGGTTAGATGTAAATTTTGCTGGAAATACAGATAAAATGCTTAAAGGTTCAGTATTAAACTTTAGTTTTACTTTTGAGCTAGAGTCTTCTTTTGCTGTAGGTTCCGCTGTTTTACCAAACACAAGTCAAGGTCCAACAACAATATCATGGTCTTATACATTAACTAGAGATTACAACAATACAGCTACACCTATTTTAGAATTAATTGCAAATCAAGATTTTAAAGATCAAGTAGGTACAGGAGGCGTTAATGGCACAATACAAACAGTTGTTAATGCCCAAGCCGGTACAGGGATAACATTTACAGATGTGTTTAATAATGCTTTGTTAGCACAATTAGGAAGTTCTGCACCTCAGTATGACATAAACCAAACGGGAATTACTAACGCTACTCTTGCGCCTCCTAATAAAGGAGAAGCTATTTTTTTATCAGGAAGCACAGGTAATGTTTTAAGCTTTGCTTTAATGTGTGCTCAATACGAAGAAACAGGAACTGGAACAGATTTAATTATACAGTATTATAAAATAACTTCTGCTGATTGTTCAATACAAGAAGTGGCAAACACTTCTAGTTTACATAGTAATAGAGGATATGAAGTGGGTATTATTTATATGGATGAATTTAACAGAGCGTCGACTGCTTTGGTAAGCACAAACAACACTGTAAATATTCCATGTTCAGCTTCTACATCTAAAAATCAAATTAATGTAACTATTCCCCCAGAACAAAGAGCTCCAAGTTGGGCGACAAGATATAAGTTTTGTATAAAACCAGATAGAGAAAATTATAACACTATATATGCAAGTATCTTCTTTGAGGATCCTAACTCTCAAAATACTTTTTTATTATTAGAAGGAGAAAACGCATCTAAAGTGCAAGAGGGAGATAGACTTATTATTAAAAGAGATGCAGGTGGTGCTTTGCAATCATGTAGATACGCAACAGTTTTAGAAAAAGCAGTTCAGGTAGCTGATTTTGTTACACCTGCTAGTGGAAGTCCAGTTCCAGGGGGCACGTATATGAAAATGAACTCACGAGATTTTGATACGCAAGAAGAAGTAAACGATGTTGTCGATTTGGGTTTAATAAGAGCTGGGTCTTATATTGAAAATGATCATCCTGTTGCTTATTATCCTTTTTATACAACTGAGGGAGTAACAAACACAACATATAATGTACCTGTAGGTTCAAGGATTGTGATGAAAATAGAACAAACTCGTAATGGTACAGGGAATTTATGTGAACAAAGAACAAGTATATTAGAGCAAACTTTTATTGCTGACGATACATATACAGATATGTATCAATGGTTTTTAGATAGTAATGCTAAATACATTATAGAAAACAATGCTACTACCTTTTCAGGAACTCCAGCTGACCCAGTAGGGAACATTGTAATTGACGGACTAGTTACTGGTGCTGGAACTGCTTTAGCTACCGGAGCAGCAACAAACGACGCAACTAGAACACAGTTATATACAACGTTTGGCGGTGAACCGAATAGCCCTACTACAAAATCTGATGTTTTAGAAAACAATTATTACAGGTGGTATCAGAATACCAATGATAATACATACTCAATATTAGTTAGCGGAACAGCAGCTTGTAGATTTCTTAATGATGATGGAGCTTCTTTTGCTCAAGTAAGTTTTGTTGTTTTTAGAAGAGATACATTTATAGCATTTGAAACAGAGCCTAATGAAGCTTTACCTGACGCATGGTATGAAAATGATTTATCTTTTGGTATAGATACATTAGGAAATCATGCGGGTAATTTAGTAAATCAAGATATAGAAAACAACGTTTCAGGTTTAGTAAATACAGGATTTTTTAATTGTTATGCATTTGGTAATGGTGTTGAAAGTTATAAGATAAGAGATTCTTTAGTTGGAAAAACTATGAATCTTGGAAATAGGATTTTTACCACTTCTAACGTAGAATATAAAAAAGCGTTAAGATTTGCAGATTTAACATACAGTGGAGTATATAATGATGAAAGTAACGTAAACAAATTAAATGAATTTAATTTAGGATTGTTAAATTTTAAAGCTCTTGAAGAATCTTATGGTGATGTTGAAATATTATTTGCAAGAAAAACTGACATACTCACGCTGCAAGAAGATAAAATATCTTATGTTTTAGCTGGTAAAGATATTCTAACAGACGCTTCTGGCGGCGGACAACTTACATCTGTACCAACTGTTTTAGGACAGCAAGTTGCAAGAATTGAAAATTTTGGTATTAGTAATCATCCTGAAAGTTTTGCTGCTTGGGGAGAAAACAAATATTTTACAGATGCAAAAAGAAATGCTGTAATTCAATTAAAAGGTAGTTCATTTAAAGATGAGCAATTAATAATTATTTCTCAAACAGGAATGAGAAGCTGGTTTAGAGATTTATTTACTGTTTCTTTTACTACTCAAAAATTAGGAGGATTTGATCCTTACATGAATGAGTATGTTTTAACATCTAATACTATATTAAAACCAGAAGTGCCTTTATGTTTAGCTTGTGGTGTTAGTAAAAACATAACGGTACTTGCAAACACAGACTTTATTTATTGTGTAGATGTTACTCAACAGTTAGGAACTGTTACTGTAACTTATACAATTCCACAAGAGGGAGAAGAAGACGTGGTAAGTGAAACCAGTATATTAGTGACAACAGAAGGTGGAGATCAAATTATAACAGAGGGAAGTTTGTCTCAAACCAGATATGTTGTTCAAGTAATTTATGATGGTATAACTTATACCTCAGGCACAGTATATCAATCAGGAACTTTTACTTTCCCGAAACAATCACCAGCACAAACACAAGCTACCGTTATTGTTTCTCAAGACTCCACACAAAATGACACTATAGAGATTAACGTAAGTTGTCCTGCAGAAAATGTTATAAATGTATACAGTGTCTGTGTAACAAACCCAACAGATGCTGGACAATTTATTCATAATGAATTTAGCTGGACGGATAACACAACAAGTTCACCTATTCAATCTGATTTAGTTACTTTTGGAACAGGCACAACATCATTTGTTATTTCTCAATATCAAGTTTTAACTGGTGGTCAAGGGTCGCTTATGATACCTCCAGATGGATCTACTGTTACTTTATATTCTAATAAAATTAATTTTGATGATTTTGTTTTTGATGTTGCTGCGGACGCATTTGCATTTGTAAGAACTAACACTACTTATGCTAATAATATTACAGACATTACAAATTTACTAGCAGCAGCAACAGTTATTGGAACAAATAGTGCAGATGCGCCTAACACATATACTGCAAACTTTACCATGCCAGTAGGGAATGAAAATAATTTATATTTAATTTACGATTATACAGCCTCACTTACACCGACACCTGCGCCTGTAGTGCCTACGCCAATACCTGCGCCTGCACCTTCAGTATCGCCAGTGCCTGCACCAAGTCCGGCTGCACCAAGTCCGTCACCAGTTCCAGCCCCAGCGCCAGTGGTTCCAGTTCCAGCCCCAGCGCCAGTAGTGCCTGCGCCAGTCGTGCCAGTTCCAGCGCCTGCACCAATAGTACCAGTTCCATCAGTTATACCTGCTCCAGTTCCAGCAGCGCCATTATTTTATTTCTTAATAGCGTGTGATTCTAGTCCAGGATGTTATTTTGAATCAGCAACACAACCTCAAAATCAACAAAGATTTATTGACGGAAGCACAGGAACTTTTTATTACTACAATAACACACCTGGTGTTGCTACAGATCAAGGTTCTCCTTGTTCTAATATTCAATTGGTTTCATCACAAACAGGATGTCCAGGTCCAGCGCCTGCTCCTGCTCCAGCTCCAGCAGTAATTTCTCAATTAATAGACGTAGCAGAATGCGGAACAACTACGCCAATTAGAAAAGTAAGAATAACGGGAACAAACGGATACACAACAAATCAAGCGTTTAAATTTACAAGCACTGATTGTAGTGGTGTTTATACGCCTAATTTTGACGGAACTAGATGTTGGTATGTATTAAATCCTTCATCTTCAACTTTTGATTGTGATGTTACTATAGCTGCTCATTATCCAGGAGGATGTGTTGATTGTGAACCTCCTACATATAGAGAATATACAGAATGTCAAACAAGCAGTACACAAGTATTTGAAATACCTTTTGGAACATCTATTCCAACAGTAATAGAATATAATGTAGGTGGTAATGACTTATGTTTCTCTAGTGCTCAAACTACATCTAGTACATCTGGAGTTTCTATTGTGGGGCTTACAACGCATAACAATTGTTTTGATTGTGAAAACCCGACAATGTTTGTAAACGCTACGCCTACTAATGGTTACATAGAGTCTACCGCTTGTAATTTTGCTACAAGTAATTACATATTTACTAATGCAGCAAATGTAAACGCAATACAAGTAAACGATATAATGTATGCTAATTCTTCTAAATCTACAGTATTTGATGGAGGATTAGAATGGTTTGGAGTATCAAATGTCTTGGGCCAAGCAACCCCAGATTATAAATTATTAATTACAGCATTAGGAGTTGTTCAGGCTAAAGTAAGTTGTACTGCTCCAAGTCCAGCTCCAACACCGGCTCCGGCTGCAGCACCAACTACAAATGTTCAAATTAGAGATTGTAATGACGCAAGTTCTACTGCTTATATAACTCTATCTGGAACCTATAGTTCTTCCGCAATAGGTGTTGCAATTAAGATAAGCGGAGGTGGTGGAGGATCCTGTGGAGCTGGATTTACAGGAGCTAAGTGTTGGGAAATTATAGCTGTTAATACAGCGACTGATTGTAGTGTAACTACAATATCTGTTGAATCGAGTTGTGGAGGGTGTACACCACCTTCTCCAACAGCGCCTGCTCCAGCGCCTGCAACGCCTTCTCCAGTACCGGCACCAGTTGCACCTAGCCCTGCGCCAGCGCCTGCAGCGCCAACACCTATTCCTGTGCCAGCGCCTGCTCCTGCTCCTGCGCCTATTCCTGTGCCAGCGCCAGCGCCTGCTCCTATTCCTGTACCTGTTGCGCCAGCGCCTGCACCTTCAGTGTCTTGTAATGGTATTACCGTTAAACAAAACGCAAACTCAGGTAACGATGCGTGTCTTGCAACGAGAAATATAACAGGATTTTTTGACACTACTGATTTATGCACCTCTACAGTTTATTATGGAGAAAACAATTCATGTAGTTTTGTGTATCCAACTGCAGTATTTGTATCAGATGGTGGAAATGTAAGATATTGGACTGGATCAGCATGGGGTGGAAACTGTACAGGATGTCCATAAATATTTGATTAATAAATTATTATTTCTACCTTTAATGAAATTAAATCAAATCTAATGGAGGAAATAAATAACTTTTTAACAGTTCAAGAGTGTAATGAATTAATCAATATGATTAATGAAAATCACACTCGTTCATCTGTAGTAGTTGGTGGCACCGATCGAACTGACGTAACAGACCATCGAACATCTAGCACATCAAATTTAGACATGAACAACTCTTTAGTTGCAGGTGTACATAAAAAAATAGCTGATTATTTAAAGTTAGACATAAGTAAGGGAGAGGCCCTGCAAGGTCAGCTTTATGAGGAAGGTCAATATTTTAAACCACACAATGATTTTTTTACAGGAGCTGCATACGATATGCATTGTAAATCTTCAGGCAACAGAACTCAAACTTTTATGATTTATCTTAATGATGATTTTGTCGGGGGTGGAACTAATTTTCCTAATTTAAATAAAACAATAGAACCAGAAATAGGAAAGGGATTGTGGTGGGAAAATATAAAAGATGGAGAATATCAAAATCAATATTTACACGAAGGTGTTTCTGTAGAAAAAGGGAAAAAATATATAGTAACTTCTTGGTGGAGAGAAAACAATTGGGATGGAGCTGGAGATGAAAATTTATACAAGGAAACTAAAATGGCAGAAAAGACAGAGCCTATTAAAAGAGAATCTTATATCGTTAAAGCTTCTGCTAAAGATGTAATAGATAATTCTTTAAATACATCTAAGAAAACATTTACTAACGTTAATGATTTTCCAACATTTACCGAAAATGGTTTTGCTATAAAAAAGTGTCCTGATAATGTGTGGAATATCATTAATGATTCTTATTATTTATTAAAAGATAAAATTCAAGAAGAAAAGTTTGAAGGAAAAGAAGATATAATAAAAGGTGGGGGAAGCGAAATACTTTCTTTTGACGCTATACCAGCTATAAGGTCTTACATTCATTCAGAGTTACAGTCAATGCATGAAGAGTGGAGTGGAGAAAATTTAGACCCTTCATTTATATATGGCATTAGATCTTATTTGAAAGGAGCAACTTTAACCGCACACGTAGATAGAATAGCTACCCACCACATTAGCTCTATTATTATTGTAGATAAAAATTTAACTTGTGGGTGCGCTAACAAACCCGAATCAGAAGATTGGCCGTTAGATGTTCAAGGTCACGATGGAGATTGGTATAAAGTATATGCTCAACCAGGAGACATAATATTATATGAGTCTGCTAAATGCGAGCATGCAAGACTAGAATCTTTTGGCGGCACATATTTTAGAAATTTTTATGTTCATTACAAGTTGAAAGACTGGTCTTATGCAGGATAAGTACATATCGTTTGATGCATGGTGGGGTGGATTAAACAACATTAGAATGACTTATGAAATGGCAGCAGCTATTTCAGTTATAACGCAAAGAAAATTAATTATACCTCATAGAGTCTATTGTTTATTTTTAAGTGAACACGATCAAAAAAAATCTTTTTTTAATTTCTGGGATTTATTCAATAAAGATTTATTCTTTAAATATTTTAATTGTGTGGATTATTATGATGTTCCTGAATATAAAAAATATGAATCTGAAATTCAATATTATGATGGTATCTGTAATGATATTAAATGTTTGCCAGAAACTAATCATCCTAATTGGGGTGTTAATGGAGATACTTACACTAAACCTTTAAATGTTTATTATTTAAACCATGCAGATAAATTTATACATTTTCCTAGAAATATGTTTGGGCATTGGTATCATTTAATAGGAGGTGTAAAAGATAAAGACAAACAAATTATAAAATATAAATTAAGAAATGGATTAAAATTAAACTCAAAATATAATGAACAGTTTATATCACAGCCATACAATGCTGTACATATACGAAGCGGAGATTTTAATCAGACAAGACCTGATAGTACAGTCAGTTTATTTACAAATTTACGTGATATGATAGATAAATATTTAAACACAGACAAACCTTTATATATAGCAACAGATGAAAAAAATAGAAAATTATTTGAATGTTTAAATGGATATGAATGTTATTATTTATCAGACTTTAAAAATGTAGATATGGTCTCATCAATAGCTTATGACACTTTAATGTGCGCTAATGCTGATTTGTTTTATGGAAGCCGATACTCTACATTCACGGATTATATAAATATTATTAGACATTACAAAGGAAAAAAAGATTGTAGTAAAACTTTATTAAATTATACATTCAACGGAAAAGAAAATTATAGCTGGGAAAATTGTTATGTAAATGAATATTAAATAAATGGATTTTAAATTAGGTGTATTTGGTAGCCATAATTCTGCTATTGGCATTGCGGTAGATAACAAAGTAAAAGAAGTAGTAGAACTTGAAAGATGGGTTGGAATAAAAAATGCAGCCTTTGCTTATCATTTCCCTATTGATAATCCTGAGAATACATTTAAAGAAATTATACTGTATTTAAAAAACAAATACAATGTAAATAAATATTCTGTGGTTGGATACACCAGTGATAATAATCTTCATCAACTTGTGGAAGCAGATGAGTATAGGTATATACCTCATCATACTGCTCATTGTGCAAATGGTTTATATCAATCTGACTATGACAAAGCTTTAGTTGTAAGTTTTGACGGAGGAAGTGAAGAGGGTTTTTTTAAAATATTTGAAGCTATCAAAGGAAGCACTCCTAAATTATTGTCTAATATTGGTATCGATTTATGTGTTTCTTATGCAGCTGTTGCTCATTACTTAGAGCCAATAAAGACAGAGAAAAATTGGTGGTGGGGAAATTTAGTATATGCTGGAAAAATTATGGGGCTAGCAGGTTTAGGCAAAATTGATTATAGTTTAATCCCTAAGTTTTATAGTTATTATTTAGGGCAAAGTGTAGACAATGTTAATGTAGCACACGAAAGATATCAGTCGTTAAATATACAGGGGAAGCCAGAGGATATTGCAGCAACATCTCAATTTGTTTTTGAATCTATATTTAATGATATTATAAAAGGTTATAAAAAAGATTTGCCTATAATATTCTGTGGTGGTGGTGCTATGAATATTATAAACAATGCTAGACATAACGCATTTGTCTCTCCTAATCCTGACGATAGAGGGTTAGCATTAGGATGTCTATTAGAAATAATCAGACCAAAAGAAAAATTTAATAGTATGTATATTGGTTTGCCTTGGACTGGAAATAAACATAATAGTTTAACAGCTGAAGAGTTTGCTTTAAAAATAATTGATAAAAACATTATAGGTTTAGTTCAAGGTAACAGTGAGTATGGAGCTAGAGCTTTAGGAAATAGATCTATACTTTGTTTGCCTTCTAAAGGAATGAAAGAGAGGTTAAACAATACTATAAAATACAGAGAATCTTTTAGACCTTTTTCTCCTTTATGTAGAGAGGAAGATAAAACTAAATGGTTTGAATCAAACGCAACAAATTTATGGATGTCACACAATGCTAAAGTTATATTTAAAAATGACTCCATTGACTCAATAGTTCACGCAGACAACACAGCTCGACTTCAAACAATTACATCTAATTCTAATCCTTATTTATATAAAGTTTTAACTGTATTGGAAAGCAATGGTGTACAACCTATACTATTAAACACATCTTTTAATGTTCAGGGTAAACCAATATTAAATAATTATGAAGATGCAATGTGGATGTTAAACAATACAGGGTTAGATGAACTAGTAATATTATGATAAAAATAGTAGAAGAGTTTCAAACAACAGATGGGATAGGCGCAATGTTGTGGAAAAAAATTTATGCAATGTCTTATGCATACCACCATAAAATGTTATTTAAAAATAAACCTTTAAGTTGGTTTTTAATTCACCCTAGTGACAATGCAGAAAATGAAAAAATTTATTACGAGATTTTATATAAGTTTAATCATATATTATATAACCCCTGGAAAGAAATAGATTTTAATTCTTTTGAATGGGAACTTACAAACTTAGTTGGACAGGGCGCTCCAGCTCCTGGGTTTGCTGATCATTGTGATTTTTTACTTAACGCACCTATATTTAACAAACACTACGCAAAGCAAAATAAAAATATAGTTATTCATATGAGAAGGGGTAATGCAGTTAAATCAAACCCTCGACATACTCCTGAAGATGTTTATGTACACATATTGAATCAAATAGATTTCATTTGCGCACAGTTAAAAATATTTAATCCTAGAGTTATTTTATTAACTGATGCCCCAGATTATGACACTACTTATATGCCAATAAAAAAAGATTTAAAACAATACAATATGTGGCATCAACCATGGCTTGATAAAAATGATAATGGAGAATGGCCATTAATAAGTGTAGATTGGGAAAAGATTATTAAAGCTTATCCTTCTATAGTCATTGAGAATAAATTATCTACTTATGATAGCTTTATATTAATGTTAAATGCTGCAGTATTAATTCCTGCATACTCTGCTTTTTCTCAAAGCGCTGCTTTATTAAGTCACAACCAGGTTTTTGCATGGCCAGACAAACACGGAATGGATCCACAAATGAATTTATTTAAAAATACGGTAGGCAATATTGATGAGAATGGAAATATAATTCTAAAAAATTATTAACTTTATATAAAATTAAAACATGATATTAGAAAAAGTAAAATTAAATTTTGATTACTCGCACTTTCTTTCAGAAAAGCAAGATTATAATTATCATAAAGGTTCTTGTATCTCTTATCAAAGAGAGGAGCAAAATGATTTATATAGTGAATATGGTAATGGTTATTCTTACGATGAAAACAATACTGTAATACAACAGTTATGGTATAATATTGAAGATCCAATATTTGATGGTTGGGAAGATCAATTAAATATGGACATTAAAACTGTATCTACTATTATGCAACCTCCTGGTAACGTTGTTACTCTTCACAGAGATACATTTTTTAAATTTAAAAAGTTATATCCAGACGACAAGAGAACTAAAGTGAGGCTTAATTTATATTTAGAAGACTGGAAGATAGGCCACATGATACAATATCAAGACATTCATAATAATAAAAAGTGGACCACTTCTGTAGATTGGAAAGCAGGTGATGGTTTACTTTGGGATAGTTCTGTATTACACCTATCTTGTAATGCTGGTCAGAAAGATAAATTTACTATGCAAGTCTCAGGATATAGAAGAGATTAAGAATTTAAAACTATAGCAATTAAATTCGTATTTTTGTATTTAAATATATTTTATGGCTTCTTGTTCTACCTATGAATTAATATGTCCCTTTAACGCAATAGGAGATCAATGTACTTACACTGTTGCTTGTTGTAATGGTGTAAAAACAAATGTAATTTTATCCCCTGAAGATATACAGACAGTCTGTGTTGAACCTGGTGGACGTGTATTAGTCACTTCACTATCTGGATCAACCAACCCTTTAGGAGAAACGTGTACTAGTAATTGTGGAGGTGTAGATCCTTCTCCTTCACCTAGTCCAGTTCCGGCTCCAGCGCCTGCTACTCCAGTTCCAGCTCCTTCACCGACTCCTGGTCCAAGTCCTACACCGGCTGCGCCCACACCAGTAGCAGCAACCCCTACTCCTGCACCATCAAGTATTGTTCCACCTATACCATCGCCAGTTGAAACAGAATATACATTGAGCTACAGTGAAACTGCTAGTGGTTGGCCGTCCTTTTATTCTTATAATCCAGACTATATGTTAGGAATGAATAATTATTTTTACACATTTAAAAACGGAAATGTTTACCAGCACAATGAAAACGACACAAGAAATAACTATTATGGCATACAATATAATTCACAAGTAACAAGTGTGTTTAATGAGATGCCACTACAAAACAAAATATTTAAAACTTTTAATTTAGAATCTGATAATGCTTGGCAGGTAAACTTTGAAACTGATTTGCAAACGCAAGGGTTTATTGAAAGCGATTGGTTTATTAAAAAAGAAGGAGCTTACTTTGCATTTGTAAGACAGAGTGGGGAGGTACCAGCATTGGCGCAACAATACGCAATGAGGTCTGCAAATGGAATAGGTAGAGCTTCTAATGTATCGGTTGTAGGTACTACTGGAACTATTAATTTTTCTATAAACCCATTAGTATCAATAGGAAGTATAGTTAGTATAGGTGATTATCTATACTCATCTGTGCCTTCGTATACCACTATAAGTTTAGCTGGTCAGATAACAAATATAGAAGTTGATTTACCTAACGCAGTAAACAGAATAACTTTCACTACATCCACAGCTGGTTCGCAGCCAATATTAATAAATGATCCTTATATATTATACATTAAAAACTCAGAAGCTGAGTCTCATGGTTTGCTTGGTCACTATTGTATCTTTACTTTAATAAATGAAAATACAACAGCAACAGAATTGTTTGCCGTAGAAAGCGATATAATGAAAAGCTATCCTTAAAAATTAGTATCTTTACACTAGTATGGAATTTAGTATAAGAAAATTAAATTCATCTGATTATGAAAATGTGTTAGTAGGATGGTGGAAAGATTGGGGTTGGCAGGCGCCAGCTAAAGATTTTTTGCCAGAGAATGGAGAAGGCGGATTAATGGTAACGGTAGAAGACAAACCTGTTTGCGCAGGTTTTATATATATATCAAACTCTAAAGTTGCTTGGGTAGAATGGATAATATCTGATAAAAAACATAAAGAGAAAAGAAAAGAAGCTATTAATTTATTATTAGATAAATTAATATCAACATGTAAAAATTTAAATATGAAATATATATTTGCTACAAACGATAATGAAAATTTAATCAACACTTTTATAAATAAAGGTTTTAGAAAAGGAAGTATAACAACAGAATTAATTAAAAAAATATAATATGGGACAAGATTCAGCCGGAGATGGACCTTCAGGATTTGGCAAAGCGTTAGGCGCAATAGGAGCAGCCGCAGGACCTATAGGCGCTGTAGTTGGTTTAGCAGGTAGTGTAATGAGTTTTGCAGATGCAAAAAAACAAAGAGACAATCAAGTAGCCGCACAGTTAGAAGCTGACAAAGCAATGGAAGAAGCGGGAAGAATACTTGAGGAACAATATATGTCTGGAGTAAGCATACCTATGGAGGCTTACGATTTAGAAAGAGAAGGAATAGCACAAGCAGGAGCTCAAGCCATACAGGCAGTATCTGAAGGAGAGGCTAGAGGAGCAAGCGCAGGTGTTGGTAGAGTTGTCGCTTTACAACAAGACGCTCTTGCTAAACAAAGAGCTGGTCTTGCAGAAAGACAATTTCAATTAGAAAAAGATAAAGCTTCTGAGTTATCAAAATTACAGCAAGGAAGATTAGATATACAATTAGGTAAAGCAACAGGATATCAACAAATGTTAGCTGATCAAAGAGCTGCGCAATCAGCCTCTACGTTAGCGGGAGTTCAAGGAATATCTAGTGCAGCTAGCGACATATTTGAGTTTTTAACTCCATTATATAATCCCAACGAAGCTCCAAAAGATAAAACAGAAACGACTTAATTATGGCATACGGATACGTAAGGGATAAAGAACCTTTAAATATAAATTGGTCAGAGGTTTCAAAAAACTTTAGCGACAATCTTAAAGAACAAGAAAAAGTTCGACAAGATAAAAGAGATGATATACAAAAGCAGTATAGCGAACTTACTAAATCCTTAATAGATAGACCACAAGGAGCAAATTCAGATTTAAATACTGTAATAGGTAGTTATTCTGATCAAGCTTCTCAAGCTGCATTAGCTAATTTAAATAAATTGAAAAGAGGAGAGATATCCGAGCGTGAGTATTATACACGTAGAGCTAATATGAAAAGTAGTACAGAAAATTTCTTTTTGTATGCAGATAAATTCAACTCACAGTTAGCGGAAAACATGGAGTTAGTTCAATCACAAGACCCTGATAAACAAGCTTCAGGTAGAATGATAAATCAACTATCTATTGCTCAAGAATTTTTAGATTTTAAAAACACCACCGCTATTATTGATCCAGCTACTGATGAATTAATTTTAGTTCGTAAAGATGAAGATGGGAACCCTACTGATGAAGTAATAGATGTAACTCAGCTTGGTTATTTAAGCACAGAAAAAGAGTTGGCATTTAATTATAGAGGAGATATACAAAAAAGATTAGCAAATAGAGGTATAAAACAATACACAAAAGACGGAAAAATAATTACTACAATTCAAGGCGCTGAAATAGATTCATCAACAGCAACAGGAACTATTGATACTTTAGCAAAAAGTTTGGTTACTAGCGAAGCAAATGCCCTTAGTGTATTAGATCAAAATGGATATAAGTATACCAGTGATGAAAAATTATATAATGAAAATAAGGGAGAATATATTTTTTATGACATGAAAAATAATAAATATCTTTACGATCAAGATGCCGCTGAACAAATAGTAAAAGCTGAAATAACTAGTCAGATACCTGTAGAGCAGAAAGATGAATTAAGTACTTTCCAAAAAAGAACATTAGCTAATGTTGATAGAGCTTATAATGAAGGGATAAGAAGATATGATCAAGATTTTGCTTTAAGACAAAAAACACTATTGGCTGAAAACGGTTTGACTCCAACAGAGATTAATTCACCTGTCAATGAAATAATACCAGCGGATGGCGGAGATCCTATTTCTGCTGTAAACTACATAAGAACTATTGATGAAGATTCTTTTGAAACTAAAAAGGGTAAGAATGATGTAGCTACTAATTTAAATTCAGTTTTAGATACTGTAGGCATTAATAATGCAGAAATTACTTTTGAGGATGGAGGAGAATTTAAAGTACCATTAACAAAAGATTATACTGAAGGTTTTTTTACTGGTGGAAGAGTAGCAAGTTTAACAAAAAAAGGTGTAACAGCTTTAAAAATTGCAGGTAAAAATTATTTTTCTTTACTTTTTCCAGGAGAATTAGAAGAAGCAATAGAAGCAGGAATGTCTAACATTAAAGTAAACTCTTCTAATACTGTTAATATTACAATACCAGGTATGACAACAGAGACTATTAAAGTTCCTGTTAATGCAAAAACTTCAGACTATTTAGAAGAAATAATGCTTGCTATAGGAAATGCAAAAAAATTAGGAACTCAAGTGGATCCTTCATCATTTGATTTTATAGTTAACAATGAATTTTATAATCCTGGTATAGAAGAACAAGAAGAAACAATAGAAGAAGAAGTTGTTGTTGATACACCAGATACAATAGTAGATGAAGAGGTAGTAGAAGAGGTTGATAACGAATCGGTAAATAATAGTAATAGAGCAACTGGTTTTAATCCTGATTAAAAATGAACGAAGCATTAGAAACAGCGTATATGTTTTTTACAGAACAAGGTTACAATGGAAGCATTGAAGAGTTTGTTAAATTAATAAACACCGATACTGACGCATTAGATTTATCATACACCCTATTTACAGAAGAAGGTTATGCTGGTTCATTCGATGATTTTTCAGGATTGATGGGTGTAAAAAAAAAAGAAGAAACCGAAATCAATACGGATTCCAAATCGGAAATTGGTATTTCTCAGCCAAATACCTTATCAAGAAACCAACGTCTTAACGTAGGTGCTGGTCCTGAAAAAGACACAGCAATAGAAAGAGCCTTTGGTAAAAACGAAGTCACAGATTTTTTTGGTGATTTGTACAGAGCCTGGAAAACAGGAGCTGGACAAGGTGCTACAGTAGATGACGCACTAAAAGTTTTTGCTTCAGGATCTAATGTGTCTGAAGAAAACCTGCAAGACTATATAGACGCAGTACAAAACATGGATTCGTTTTCTCCATCAGAGGAGATGCAAGATTTCAGCAGAATCTACGAGGCTGAAGGCAAAGGTATTAAGGGATTTTTAAAAGGAATTTACAAAAATCCAACAGCAGCAATTCAAGTGGCTTTATCATCCCTAAGAGCTATGATAAATCCAGGGTCAGTAGCAGCCGGAGCAGCAGGAGCTGGAACAGGAGCAGCCATAGGATCAGCAGGTCTTGCTTTAGCACCTATTACTAGTACAGTTGGTGCAGGTGCAGGTGCAATATTTGGGATGACCGGTGCATTAGAAACAGGATTATCTTTTACAGAATTTTTAAGAGAGGAGTTAAATAAAAAAGGATTAGATTTCACTGATGATAACATAAGAACTATACTTGAGGATGATGAGGCGATGGGTAACATAACCAGAAGATCTTTAGCTAGAGGTGCGACTATATCTTCAATCAGTGCACTAACAGGTGGTTTAGCAGCTGGAGTAGGAGCTAACATTGGAAAAAATGTAGCCATGAAGTTAGGAACAACAGCAGGTAGAGCGGCAGCCGGAGCAGCTGGTATTGGAGTTCAAGCAATAGGTGGAGGTACAGGAGAGGCTTTAGGTAGAGCAGCGGCTGGACAAGAAATGGATGTAGCTGAGATAGGTTTTGAAGCTATAGGAGAAGTAGCTAGTCCTTCTATAATAGGTACTATTAGAGGTATGGCTAAGGTTCCTAAGTATGAGGTAAATGAAGAAAAGGTTACAGAAGAAACAGTTATAGATATAATAAATAAGTCAACAAATTATTTAGAATTAGATAACACAGATATAAAAATTACAGATAGTCCTTTAATAGAGCAGGCTTTGAATGATAAGAAAAAACAACTGCTTGATGAGTTTACTATGGAAAACAGTTTAACTCCTGAGCAATTAGAAAAAGCATCTAAACAGGATATTCAAGATTTAGTATCTTTACAAAATCAATATGATAACGCTAAAGAAGACAAGACGTTAGCAGGACAAAAAAAAGCTGCTAAGTATAAAGAACAATTTGAAAATAAATTAAATGCCATTCAAAAGCAAAGCACAGAGGAAGTGGATGTTTCAAAACCTGCCGCAGATAGCAAAACAGTGGGAAAGGGAGACACCGAACAACAGTCAACTACCAGAAAGGATCCATCCGAGCCAGTCACAGACAGTACGAAACAAACCAAGGAGGTCACGACTCAGGTTGAGGACGATGCGAGCACGCTAATTGTTATAGATTCTAAAGATAAAAAATTAGAAAAAGCAGGGTATCAAGTTTCTAAAGATGAAAAATCAGAATTTTTACAAGACATAAAAGACAGGGGGCGGGATGAGTCAAGTTTTTCTTATGAAATAAAAGAAATAAATGAGGTACCATCTTTAGATTCAGTACCGGTAGATAATCTTGGCCAAGTTAATATAGATGGGAAGAGAAAGACAACAGCTGACATTACAGTTACATATACTAACCCTGATGGTACAACGGAAAGTTTTGATTCAACTGTTGCGTTAGAACCTTTTGTAGAAACTGAACAGGTTACACAAGAAGAGGTTGTTGAGGAAGTAGCTCCAGCTACAAATAAAATAGGAAACTTCGATGTAGTTATAGAGAATAACAAGGTTGTAAGTGTAACAAAAAAAGGTAAAAAGGCAACGTCTTCTTCTCAAAGAAATGTAGCTGAAAAAATAATATCTACAGGAGCAATAGATGTAGATGCTGGGCAAGACTCTCCCAACCCAGGGCAAACCACTAAACCAAGGTCTATAGCTATAAACATTGAAAGATTAAAAAAAGAAATTAAAGATCAAGTTACAGACTTTGAAAATATGATTAGTGGTTCAGGTATTGAATCTTTGTTTGGAACTAAATTTACATCTCAATCTATTAAAGATTATTTTGGAAAATCTCCAAGTCAAATGGGGCCAGGATTTATACAAACATGGGTAGCTACTAAAGAAAAAGGTGGTCAAAATATATCAGACGGATTTACAGATAGCACTGGATTGTTTTTTGACGCAGATGCAGTTGCTGCATTTATAGAAACTAACTTTAGTAAGAAACAATTTAAAAGTAGGATTGAGGGTGATTTAAAAAGTGAATTAAAACTAGAAAGAGAAAAATTTACTGAAGTTACTGGCTTGCCATCACAACCTAAGATAGTGGGTCTTGTTGCAAATGCACCTACACAAGAAGAAGTTCAACAGAAAGCAAGTGAAGAAGCTGTTAAAAGCGCACAAGAAGAAGCTCAAAAAATTGAAGATGATAAATTAAAAGAAGCAAGGAAAAAGGGGCAAGAAGATATTAAAAATATACAACAAGAAAAAGAAACCAGGAGGCTTGCTTTAGCTAATATAAAAAAAGGTAAACTTGGGACTGAACTGTCAACAGAGGTTTTACAAAAAATATTTACAATAGATCCTAAAATTATAAGAAGCTTAATAAAAAGTGAAGACTTACCACCTCAAACTTTAGAGAGATATAATGCTTTAGCTAAATTAATAGGTCAAAGAGAAGCTGTTTTAATAGACTTACCAACTGCAGCTCAGATTAAAAAAGAAGCAGATTCTTTATATAATATTTTAGTAGATGGTGTTAATGAACAAATTGAAAAAGTAAGTGAAGCAACTACAGAAGAAGAGGTTGATGTAAAGTCTTTAAAGGATGAGATAATAAATATGGTTGTTAAGATTAATAAATCTTTAGATTTTCCGTCAAGAGAATTAGCACAGAAAATTAAAAATTTAACATCTAAAGATTTAGATTTACTTATTACTACAACAGAGGATGGAAATGTAGATGTAAAAAAATTAGAGCAATTAATATTAATTAAAAAAAATATTGATGCCGGGTTTGTTCCAGCTGCCGCTAATGATATAATAAATTTAGTTGAAACTAAAAAGGATTCACAATCTACAACTCCAAAAATTTTAAACATAGCTATACGTGGACTGCAGAGCGGTTTAAGAAAGGCAATATTTGATATAGGTAAAGCTTTAAATATAATTCAAAATGGTAATTTTTTTGATGCAGTATTTAAATCAAACCCAAAAACTGTAATCGATGATTTATTAGGTAATGCTAATGATACTACAATATTTGAAAAACTAATTAGACCTTTAGCTTCTGCCTTTGCAGGATTTGATGTAGATAGAAATAAAGTATTAAAACAAATCATAGGAGCAGCCGAAAAATTAATTGCTTTTGACGGAAACAAAAGAATTGAAAGGTCGCAGAATGAGATTGTGTATGATAAGATTAAGATTATGACTTATCTATTACAGCTTCAACACGAATCAAACCCCCTACAATCTGATAAAACTAAAACATTAACTCCTGCTGCTATAGATTTTTTAAACGCCAATATAGATTATTACATCGCAAAATCGCCACTTGAATCTGATGTATCACTAAAAATGTATGCCGATATATTAAACGATTATGTTGTAGATGGTGAGGTTAATTTAAAAAAATTAAAAGATTCTTTTTCTCCTAATATAAATAAAGCTGTTGAGCTTTATAGAAAAGGATTTGACGACTTAGCAGTTAAAACAAACTACGTATCAACTATTCTAAGAAGAAACAAGGTGGATATTTTTAACAATTATGTTAAACATGCAGTAATGTATGGTACTAAAAAGGCTTCAGATAGATTAGAGGCTGATAATATACGTACAAAAAAATTAGAAAGTTTTTTAAAAGCCTCTACTAAATCTGGATCTATAGAGGAAAGAACAGGTGGTGCAAATGCAATATATTTTGATCCTTCTTACGCTTTAATGAAAGCAAGTGATGACATTTTGTTAGATTTTAATATGACTAATGCCATTAGACAATTCAGAATGAAGATAGATGAATTAAGAAAAATAGAAGGCTTAACACCTTTACAAATACAAGCTTTAGATGCTATAGAAGACTCTATGGAAAAAGCTTTAACTTCTACTTTTGACTCTATAAATTCTGATCCATCTGCTACTCAGAGTTTTCTTTCATTTATGCGTAGAGTAGGTTATGAGGCAACGTTAGTGTCAATGCCAAGAGCTGCAGCTGAATTAAGTTCTAACTTTTTGTTTGCTATTTCTGCAAACCCTGATGCCTTAATGGACGGTATAAATAATTACAAAGATGTTGTTATGAACGTTGAAGTAATGTTAAACTTTTTAAATAACATAAACTCAACTGAAGCGACTAAGCTTGCTAACGTAGATGAATTGACTGGAAAATTTACGGATGATCAGGGTATAACTAAGTACACCAACGCTACAGGTAAAGCAGCTCCGCAAATTAAAAATTTAATTTCACAAATATTAAATTCTACACTAAAACCAATAAGAGAATTTACTTCTGAGCTGTCAAACAAAATGCTTTCTTATCCTGACCAAATGATTGGTAGGCCATTATACATAGGTGAGTTTGTGAGAGTTTTTCAAGAAGAAACTGGTATCAAATTAACTCAAGATGATATAATAAAGATGTCAGAGGGTCCAGGTAAATCTAAATATCTTACTTTAGAATATGCAGAAGCCATAAAGAAAGCTGGTATTGCTGCCGATAAGCAGGCAATTATGTCTACGACCTCACGTAACCCCATACTTGCTATAGAAAAGTTTAAAAGAAACCCTAAAGCAAATGCGTTCAAACAAATTTATATAGAAGCAAATTCTTTTATGGCGAACTTTTTTGCTTTTGAATACACTACTGCCAGGACAGCTGTCAATGCTCTTTTTAATCAAGGTTCTATATCTGAAAAACAAGCTTTAGGATTATTACTAGGTGTAACATTAAGAATGTCTTTTTATACGATACTTTATCAAGTAATAAGTGATCAGTTCGACCAAATGTTTAGAGACAAAGAAGATGATGATATGGATGAGGCTCAAGAGATTTTAGATTTAGCGGGTAGATCAATGACAGGTTCTATACTTACGCTTTTGACTAGACAAACAATGGGGAATGTACCTTTTACTGCTATAGCTTATGGTTTAGAAAGATTTAACGAAAACAATTTAGGAGTTCTTAGAAGTGGAGAAGAGTACGATCCATATAAACACTCTATAGTGTATTCTCAGTTAGGTAAAAAAGATTTAGAAAACGAAGACTTATTGAGTAATTTAGGAAATGTATTTGCTGGCCCTTATAAACCTTTTTTAAATTTTGCTGATCGTTATTACGACGAAATACAAAGACAAAGTAAATCTAAAAAACCTAAAACAAAAAAACAACAAGATGATCTCACACAAAGAATGGCATTAGAGATTGGTGGTAATGCAGGATTACTTCCTTTTTATAAAGATATTAGAAGAATAATTTTACGAATGCAATATGAAGAAAGAGAAAAAACTAAGACAGGCTCTTTAACAAAAACTGAATTAAGAAAACGAAATCCTAGGTTATATAAAAAATTATATGGTCCAGGCAGTGCAGATGCTAGGCTTAGAGCTTTAAGAAGAAAGCTTAAGTCTAATTAAATAAGTTCCAGAAGATAACGTAGAGTATCACTGCGTTTATTATAAAGACAATCATAAAGTTTAGTTGAGGCTTTGAGAATTTATATTTCATTCTCTAAAGAATCGGTAATGGTTTTAAGTTGGGCGTTAATCTTAGAAACCTCACCCTTTAAAGCACCGTACTCATGGTCAATTAGCAGTTCATATATATTGTTTACAGACTCATGAAGATCATTCATAATATAATTTATGTTACGTATGCGCTTCTTTTCAAGTGGAGAGATATTCATAATTACTTTATTTCTCTTAGCATCATTCCGCCCCAATACTCATCGAGTGATTTAACTGCTTTATAAATTTTACGTGATTGTTTGTGTGTGGTATCAAGCTCTGTCTTAGTGGAGTCCTTTCCTTGATTGCAATACAGGTCAGCGTCAATCTCAAATAGAGCGTCGATTTTTCTTTTGTTGCTCCAACTTGTAAAGCTTAAAATTTTATCTATATCATCTACATTGTAAGACATAAGTATACCTGATACTTAAAGTTAGGAAATTTTTTCTAACATATCATTTATTTTATCAAACTTTTCTTTGAGATAACTTGTTTGAGGTACGTACCCATATTCTTCCCTGCACTCTTTAAAGATTTCTTTTAATTGTGATTTAATAATAAAATTTAAATGTTGATTCTTTTCTTTTAAATTAATATTTTGATTTACGTACCTATAATATTTTGATTTTAAATCATTCTGGTTTCGTATGTTAATGAAATAATTAACCTTTAATCTATCATACATTTCCTCATAAGCATTGACATAATAAAAGTCATTATTAAAAACAATACCTTCAAAAACTTTTAACCCATGAAGCACAGTGGCGTGGTCTTTACGTAAACAAGAACCTATTTCAGCTAGAGAGTGTGAAGTTAAATCTTTACATAGCCTATAGTAAACAGCTCTAGCGTAAACCAGGTTACGATTCCTACGCTTGGTTCTTATATCGGTATCGAATGTAGACATCACCTCATTTCTTATTACTTTTAATTTAGTTCTGTCTTTAAAATTATTGTTTATCATTAGTTATAGTTTTGTTTAGGTTAATGTAATCTAAGTAATCGTCAGAATTAATGACGTTAAATTTAAAGAACAGTGGGTGCATTGATTTACTGTTCAAATATTCTACACTGAAAAATAAAGGACTCTTTAACTGAACTACGCCAGCTACTAATCCAAATCTTTTAGTAGGCATAGACTTTCTATTCTCCTGGTACATCTCTTCAGCCAAACGATCTAACTGCATAATAATTCCTGCGCTATAAATAGAAGGCAAGTTTTCCAGCTCTTCTAGAAAGGTTTCTTCCATTTCATAGTAGTGCTCATCCCCTGTATATCTCTGCGGTAAATCCATATTGTCTCAATTCTTTTAATCGGTACTCCTGAAGCTTAGACACTCTACCCTTCTTGGTTTTGATTTCGTAGAACTCAATCCCATACTCAGGGTGCAATGCAAGTACATCTGGTATACCATTCTTATTAGTCTTTATTAATTTTAAAACAAAGTAACCATCATCCTCCAACTCTTTAATCTTTTTTGTTTGAATCTGTTGCTCTGTCATATTATAAATTTAGTTAATCTTTTGATTGCTTTTTTTCTTTTTCAGCATCTGCTTTTAATTCCTTCAGTGCTTTGTCATACCCCTTCATTCTCTTGATGGTTTCCAGGGTACCAAGCGATAGGTTTTTTAGGTTATACATTTCCTGTATTACCTGTTGCATAATTTCGTCAAGCTTGTTGACTTTGTTCATCATCTCAATTAATTTTTGTTCTTTCATATTTATAAACTTAGTAAATCTTTTTCAAAATGTTTTAACGTGTAATCTTTTTTCTTAGTAACCGCTCGGTATATCTTTTCCTCAATACCTTTCTCTGAGAATATCCAGTACACATCATTCTGGATAGAGTCTTTGGTTGTCATTCTGTCACGTGACTGCCAATAGCTAAGGGCAGAGAAATCTATATTGTAATTTACAAGACAATCCGCTTCCTTTAAACTAATTCCTTCACGTCCACTCACCACTTGGAGCGCTATGTTTTTATCAGTGGTTTTAAATTCTTTTAAATCACTAGTTAAATCATCCCCGTAGACCTCTTTTAAGGCATCATACTCGGCTTTAAACTTATAGAATATACCTATCTTCTGATTCTTAAATTGAGCCCGTATAAACTCAGCTTTCGATAGGTCTATAACAGTTGCCTTTCCGCTCTCAAACTTTACAGTTCCAGAAAAAAGTTGGTGTAATTTAGACATCAGCTTCACACCGGTATCTGCTAGCACAACCTCATCAGTTCCCTCGATAACTAAATTCTTTTTCAGTTGCTTGACCATGTTGTAGGTGAGGTCAGACATCTTAACCTTCAATACCTTTTCAATGGTCTCTACCTTAAACCCCGCCTCCTTCTGAGTATAGCTAATCATATATGGTTTCATCTGATCTAATATGGATTGCCTCCCGCTAGAGTAGTTGTTGTGAGGCATAGCCCCTATTCTAATCTGAACCACATTGACATAATCTTTAGCAAACTTATAAAAGTTAGTGTAGTTTCTAAAAGGATTGTGTGGGCAGGCATAAACCTGGTGATACATCTGACTAAAAGATTCTGGAGTTGGAGTTCCAGACATTAAGATAACAAATGGATTCTGTTTTTTAATGATTTGTTTTATCATCTTGGTTCTCTTGCTCGGCTTAGGATACGCACCCATACCATGAGCTTCATCC